GGTTGATGCATCGGTAAAATCTGTTGTAAACAGTTCTTACATTTTTAATAACACTCATAGGATTGATCATTTTCTTTTTCTTTGGGAAGGTTTAGCTGGTGGAGCTTTTTTATCAGATTCTGGATTCCACAGTTTAGGGTTAACAATGCCTGCTGTTTGCTTCCAACCTTTTAGGCCTGTTTTGAACTTATCATAGTAGAAATCAAACATGTCTGTTTGTTTCTGGCATGTTGCAATATCATAGAAAGTTTTTTCCTCTCCATTTTCCTTATCAACATATTCAACAAGATATGCCGTGTAAGGCAACTTCTTATCTTGTGCTAATTTTGGATCACACTTTTCGTGTAGTACTTTCATTAGGATCTATTCCCCCAAGTAATTTCTGGATATGCTTCTGCCACTAATTCCTTAGTGATATTGTATTTTTCTGTTAGTCTTTTATCTTTAACTAACACTAAGATCTCTGCCTCTGGTGGTGGTAGTGTCTCAAGAATATTAATGAAGAGACTTTCTCTTTTGATCTTATTCATTGCATCATCACCACCTTTTACAAAGCGGTAAAACTGTCTTGCAGTATTGCGAATAGTTGATCTCTGAGGAAGTCCTTTGTCCACACTTGCTTGAACATCACTTTCTACAGGTTGATATGGAACATTACCATCGGGTAACATAGAGACTACAGACTCATCAAAATTCCAAATCATAGTCATTTTAAATGAATCTTCTCCATGAGTACGAAGTAAATCCAATTTCTTTGCTTTTACTCTTTCAGAGTCTACCGCCTCTAAAAGTTCATGAACCATAGGATTAGCTGGCAGTTCTCTCTTTTTAACTGCTACTGTCCTTGGTTTAGATGCAGTGGTTTTTTTACGAGTGGTAGTTTTCTTCCTCGTGGACGCAGATCTAGTCTTCGTCGCTGTCGTCTTCTTCGCTGTTGTCATTAGGATTTTCAAACCTCAAGGCTACTATTTCATCGGGAATTAACATCCCATTTTCATCATACATCTCAGGGTGAGCTGAGAACGCACCATGATTTTGCATATTGACATAATTGTTTTGTTGGGCTAACCATCCAATTATACCACCTAATATCAAAAATGTAAAGCATAGTATACTGAATACTACAAGAAGTGCTGATGATTCCATTGGATTCCTCCCAAGGTTAATTTTTCTTTTTAATATCTAACGATAGTCTAAACTCTCTGCCAAATAAAGAAAGTTTGATATCGAAGAACTTTGGTGTTTGTTTAGGCGGTTTCTTTTTATCTCCTTTGAGTATAAGTTCTACGCCTTTATTTATGTCCATATCTGTAGGAAACATGTTAAAAAATTCTATGTTCTTTTAGATACTTTAGGGTTTCATTGGCGTTTCCTAAAGTCTTACCATCTAATACTACTTGGGGTAAGGAGATAGTATTTGGAAACTTAGACTCAAATTCTTCTGTTGTGTAATCTTTGTCTAATTCTTTATACTCATATTCCTTACCTAGCATTTCAAGTACAACTTTTACCTTGAAACACATGGGACATTCATCTTTGCCATAAATTGTAAACATAATTAGTACTCGATTACTTCTACTTTTTCCCACTCGTGCTCAAAAACACATATAGCACCGTGAGAGATTTCATTAAAACATATTGTAAGGTATGTAGACAACCTTCTACCATCTAAGCCTCTATGGGGTTCGTCACCTACAAAAAGAACCCGACCCTCTATGTGGCCGAGTCTTGCAATAGAACCCTTACGGATTGCTATAGTTTTCGCAGTATCTAAGAAAACTTTCTTCGATTCCTCTAGTATCGGTTTTACCTTGCGATACCCAGAGGTGGCAGAATTCGTAGAGGTTACGGACATTTTCGAGAGTGTTGTAATGTTTTAAAGAAAGAAATGCTTGTTGGCGTAATGCCATACGTTCATCACGATACCTTAAGTCATTCATCCGTCTCTTGTTCCTTTTCCATTCTATCAATAGCGGTAGTCATCTTGTCAAACAAGGTCTCAGTTCCTTGGATGTTATCCAAATGAGATATGATACCACCTAACTCTCTCACCACATAGGGTTTTTCTACTCTTGCTGCAAACGCAAGTGCGTCACGAAGATGGATTTCTGCCTTCTTGAGACTTTCTAATGTTTGTTCTGATAGTGCCATTAGTCTTTCTTAATAGAGTTCCAATCGTCTTGGAATAATTGTAATCCCTTGTCGGTTAGAATGTGGTTGTACATCTTGCCAAATATCGCAGGGGGCATGGTAACAACGTCTGCTCCCACTGAGAAACAATCTGCAACATCTTTCACATTTCTAAGAGATGCAGCAAGAACTTGCGTTCTTGACAGGTGTTCTCTATATAGTTTCGCAATGTCCTTAACTAGACCTAAACCATCGAATGAATTATCGTCAACTCTTCCTACAAATGGTGAAATATATGTAGCTCCTGCCTTTGATGCCAGTATTGCCTGTGCAACTGAGAAACATAGTGTTACGTTTACTGTAAATCCGTCACTTGACAGTAACTTACATGCTTTTAGACCTTCTACCGTCAATGGCACTTTAATAGTTACGTTCTGCATATCTTTGAATGCTTGTGCCTGTTCCACCATCTCCATGGCTTCTTCTGCAACTACCTCTGCTGATATTGATTCAAAGAATGGGAACTCTCCAGATATTTTCTTAATTGTTTCTACAGGATCTCCGCCGCTTTTGAGTATTAGTGATGGGTTTGTTGTCACACCGTCTATGAGACCTGTTTGATTAAACTTGTAGATGTCTTCAAATACGGCAGTATCAAGAAAGATTTTCATTTTTTGATTTTTTGTTCGCTTTTTTAATAAGTTTGGCGTAGAGTACGTCTTCTCTACTATAGAGGGTTGGAAACTGTTTTGCAACTTTTATTAACCTTTTTGCTGTTTTTCTCTGAGATTCAACACACATTTTGTATTTTTTCGTATCATTTCTTTACTATTTAGCACAGGTGATAAGTAAAAATACGCACTGGACTCATTTAAAGATTGTCTTAACTTTCTAACCACTAAAAGTTGTTTTTCAAGTGGAGTCATCTAGTCTTTGTTTCTATTAGTTTTGCAGTTTCTATCTCATCGCTTTCATCTGCATTTGTGTGATGAGTGACTTCCTTAAGTGTCTTGAGATACTCTATAACGTGTTCTCTGATCTCCATAAGTTCATTAAAACAGTTTTGGTTATGAGCACAACCACGAAGGTCGGGATCTGGTTTGTAAACTGATTCAGTAAAGAGATCTAATGCTCTTTGATATCTTGAGGCGTCGGATTCTTCCTTACCTATTGAGTTTTGATCGTGCATCTTTAATAATCTGTGGTGTTGGACTTTCGGTACAGTATTTATCCGCACCTGTGACCAACTTAATTTGTTCGATGGCCAACCATTGTTTTTCAATTTCACTAGCGAGGTACATGATTTTTTTCTCTTTTAACTCGTTTTGTTCCAAAAGATAAGCAATAGTCTTGGCAAGAGTTTGCCTGTTACCCTTATCATCTTTTAGATAAATTGAGTAACTAGTTCTAAACTTACGGACTAAGTGAATCCTCAGTATAACATATAAAACTATGTTACTTAGTATAATATACGTCATTTTTTAGATCTTATTGCTCCCCATGTCAACTGGAGAAGTCCTTGAATAGTTGATAATAGAGGAAATGGTCTACTTGCACCAATTTCATCAAAAACGTCCATATTCAACTTGAAAGCATAGTTTGCTTCATTAATAATTAGTTCACCATCAGACCAAGTTATAGGAAGATTGTCTAAAGCTGTTCTATATCTGTTTTTGAAGTTGCCTGGATTGGAAATTCCTTCAAATTCATAGAAGGCAAGTCCTTCTCCATTTAAACCCATTGATTTATTTGCAATATTCTTCAATATTTGACCACCAGACAAGTCACCGAGATAACGTGTATAGTGATGTCCTACTAAGAACTTAGCATTTATCTTTTTGACTCTCTTGACGTAATTTCTACAGGCATCAGTAGGAGAAATAGTGTTTCTCCAGTTTTCTCCCCAATAAAACTCACAATCCTTTTCGAGAGCAGGCACACGTTTGAGTTCATCAAACGCTATAGGTGCGATAAAAGGATCATCTTTAAATTTCTCCACTTGTTCCTCAAGGGCGGTGTATATAAAGTAAAAGTCTGCAATGAGTTGTTTATAACTCTCCTTACTTACCACACCAGCGAGAAAGTTTGTGACAAACCCTGTATTCTCAGCCATTGAGTGAGATTTAGAAGTATCCTTTTTAATTTTTTTAGAAAATGTGGTTAAAGTCATAATTTCATTCTACATCATTTTTGTCTTTTTGTCTAGTAGGTGGATGAAGAGATTCATCTATTGCTGGATGAAAAGAGTATTCATTGTTCCATTTGTACTTAGTGTTGTTCAATTCATGTTTTTTGGGTTTTATTCCCAATAGTTTTTTAATTGTCTTTAGCATCTAGATAATCCACAAATAAAATACCCTCTAAATGGTCAATTTCGTGCTGAACCACTCTGGCAGCGATACCATCTAATTTCCATTTCTTATATTTACCATCTTTATTTTGAAATGTCAATTTTATCGACTTTGATCGTAAAACTTCGCCATTTTGGTCTGGTACACTCAAACACCCCTCATCAAGTAACACCTTTTCTTCGCTTTTCCACGTTATTTTAGGATTTACCATCAAATGAGCATATTGACCATGTTCTTCTGTAGACTCATCTACTATAATGACTCTTTTATTGACACCTATCTGTGGTGCAGCCAAACCTATGCCATCTGCCGTCCACATCGCCTGACACATCTCCGCATAGAGTTTCGACATCTCATCTTTGTCAAATTCGACTTCTTCTGACTTTTGCCTTAAGCATCTGTCACCAATAGTTTTAATCTTCTTCGGGGAAATCATAAGGGCCGTTTAGTTTACGTTCGTGGTCTCTTTCATCAAGAACCTCATTTATGAGGTCTTTCAGTTCTTGTCTCAATTCTGGTTCTAACATTACATTCCTCTCCAGAAATCGTCTACTGGTGGTGCAGCATTTCTGGATGCAATGTATAGTGCTACATTACAAAAAAACCATGTAATGTTTGTATACCATGCTTGTCTCCAACAATACCTTCTATTTGTTTGCACAATAAAAAGGTTATACTCGTTGTCTTTAACAAACTGTTCTAGTATCAATGAGATAACAAAACCGATTGCAAAAACGTAAAATAGCAGATTTAGTAAACCCGCCGCTGAAAATAAAAAACTAATCATCTTCTTACAACAAAAACGTCTCCTTCGTCATCTTCGTCCTCCTCAGACTCTGGTTTAAATACTAAAAGTTCATCTCCAGATTGTACTTCAGACATTTCTGGATGCACTGCTCTTCTAGTTGGTTTGTTTATGGACTCTATTGATATTGTAGTCATTTTCCACATAAAGGCAAATGTTCCCCCTGCGATAGCGAAGAAAAACACCGCATATATGAAAACTGTAAAATCATTCATCTAAAACCTGATTGTAGTATTTTTTGTATTGGAACTTGACGTATTCTATCTATGACATCTGCCTCCACCCTCTCAACAATCTTATCAAGAACGTCTATATCTATTTCCATAAAAGGAGGGATGATACCTAATAATCTAAGTAATCGGATGTAACATAA